CTGTAAAACTGTTTGACAATAAACAAGAAGCAGTTACTTATTTCAAGGAAAATTATCATTTGTTGGATTCCTGTGAATTACATGACTTAGAAGAATCTCACCATGCAGGACTGAGAGCATGGTTCGGCAAAGGCAAAAAAGGTGGCGCAGGCGGAGGTGGTTGGGATCGCTACAACACCAAAGGTGAAAGAATTGGCAAGTGTGGAGACAGAAAAGCCAGCGAAGGCAAACCGAAATGTTTGTCTAAGGCAAGAGCGGCGGCACTAAGACGCAAAGGTGGCAAGGCAGCCATTGCGGCAGCTGTGAGAAGAAAACGCAGAAAAGACAAAAATCCTGAACGCAGAGGCAAAGCAATCAACGTATCAAACAAACCAAGAAAAAAGAAAAAATGAGTGAGATAGTTTATAAAATTATCAAAGACATCCTTACTGATGATGTGGAAAAAATTAAGCCTGAAGCAAAATTAATTGATGATCTTGGAGCTGACAGTCTTACAGCAGTTGAGATTGTAATGGAACTTGAAAAGGAACTAGGCGTGGACATAGATGACAGTGAAGTCGAAAAAATAGTCACTGTACAAGATATAATAAATATTGTTGAGGGTACAAAATGAACTTTGATGAAGTAAAATATCAAATACAAAATCCAGTAGTCGGTGATATTTTAACATTCGAATTTGGTGATGCACTTGCAATAGATACTCCAATCATAGAAGTGCATGGTGACAACATCCTTGTGTACACAGATGAAATTGCAGGAAAGCTCCTTAACACACTTGAAGCAGAGTACAGAGGTAGAAAAGTAAAATTAAACAAGCCCATGAGAGGCGATGTTGCAAAATTCAAAGTTTACGTCAAAGACCCCAAAACAGGCAATATTAAAAAAGTTAATTTTGGCCATGGCGGGACCAGTGCTAAAAAACGCGGCGAAAAAACAATGAAAATAAGAAAATCCAATCCTGCAAGACGTAGATCGTTTCGTGCGAGACATAACTGTGACAATCCAGGCCCAAAGACCAAAGCAAGATATTGGTCGTGTAGGAACTGGTAATTGGCTTATCTAAATCATAACATTCCACCTTTTTCGGCTTACATCCGCAATGAGTATCTATACAACCATACAAAAGGTCATGGTGACTTTACATTTTGTGATGTACACACCACCAACTGTATGGAACGCAGAGCCATATTGTTTGAATGTTTATTGCCCAATGGAGTAAACTGGACCAGACGTCCAATAAATTCTTTTGTGTGGAAAAAAGATGCTCCCAAACATCCATTGAATATTCACATGTATTGGGACTGTTTTAGTTCTTATATTAGTGTGCAAAGAAGAAACAGACTTGCAAACTGTCGTGCTGAACTTGTCGATTGGCATGGCACCAAGAGAAAAGGCACTTACATGTTTACTATTGATTTTGGATGGGAAGACAAAGCATCTATGCTGGACACAAACTTTTCTGAGGATCCAGAGCATAAATGTGCTCATATGTTTAGAATGGATGAAGGAACATTCTTTGCATATCCAAACAATAGAACAATATGGTATGATGACGCATTTATGGAAGAAAGACTAACCACAAATCCAGGTTATCTTATTGATCAAAATTTTTACACAGTTGAAAACACAAGAGAAGACACTATTACAGATGATTCATATTTTACACAATGGGAACAGGATAAACCAGAACAATTTAATATTGGCGACACAGATGGCCATGAAATAGGCCCTGTGCATACAAAAAGCAAACCTGCAGTTGAAAGAGACAAAGATGAAGATTAGAGATATTATACCAGAAGGTGAACTTATTCCCTTTCCACAAAATAGTTACGCAGTAGATTCTGATTCAACAGATTATGACTTTATGAAACTAGGACGCAACATGGCTAATATAGCAACTACAGAACCGCATGATGCCAACATGGGTGACCAAGACGTTATGCTTAACTTTTTTGGTGGTGACAAAGAAGCCAAACATATGATCAAGAATCTTAAGCGTTTAGGATATAAAGTGGGCAATGTTAGTGGTTATCAAGATCATAACTTTGATCCAGAAGCTGATCAAGACAACGGCCAAAAGGCAGTAACAAAAGATGAAGATATCTGAGATAATGATAAATTTTCCTTTGCAGGTTAAAAAGCCACAATCACCAGGGGCCAGAGGCATGAAACTATCTAAAGTGTCTCCCGGCAAAAAATACTATGACACAGTTCGTGCCAAGTTAAAGCAACTGGACGACAACCTCCAATAATTTTTTTATGAGAATTGCATTTTTTGGAGATTCCTATACGGAGGGCACTCCTTTCCAAACCACAGATCCAGAAATATGGCCTAATCTTATAGGCAAACATCTTAATGCACAGGTGGACAATCAATACGCTTCTGGAGGTTCCAACAGGGCAATATTTAGAAACATCTGTCGATACTTTCAACACAACACTTGTGATTTGGCCATTGTGATGTGGAGCCATTACATGAGAAATGAAATACATATTAAGGAAGAAGTATATCAAATACAACCTAATTCAAACTCATTTCCAAAACAGTTTGTTGAAAAATATTATCGAAATCAAAATGAAAATGCACATTGGCAAGATTTTATTGATCACATATGGGCAGTTGAAAAAATAATTTCAGTACCACATTTCCAAGGATGCTGTTTTCCATTGGAGAAAGCACTTAACAAACCAAAACATTGGTTTAGCTTAAGCATGTGGGAAATGATGGGTCCAAGCACTCCCTGTGGACATCCAGAAAAATTTGGACATAAAAACATTTATGAATACATGGTTAAACACTTGCAAAGATGTAATTTGATGTTATAATAAATTCAAAAGGAGTTCCTTGATGAAAACACTTAACACAGAAGAACAAGCAAAAGTAAAACATGTAATCGAAAGCGGTATCAAAGTCAAACAAGAAGTCAAAGATTTATCGGAAGGATTAAGGGATACAGTCAAAGCAGTAGCAGAAGAACTTGAAATAAAACCAGCACTGCTTACAAAAGCAATATCAGTTGCATTTAAAGAATCATTAGATGCAGAAAAACAAGACATAGAAGAACTTGAAGAACTATTAGCGGTGGCAAAACAAATTTAATGAGTTATGTCGACGCACTATTCGATAGAGACACAGACAAGATATCTGTGGTCGAAAGGATAGAAGGCGAAAGACGTTATGTTGAATATCCAGCAAGATATGTTGCATACTATGATGATCCGAAAGGAAAATTCAAATCAGTTTATGGCACGCCTGTATCAAGAATAGCATCTAAATCAGGCAAAGAATTCAAACGTGAAGTACACATGCAGTCAGGAAAAAAACTGTATGAATCAGACATCAACCCAATATTTAGATGCTTAGAGGAGAACTATCTTAACAAAGATGCTCCGGAACTACAAGTTGCATTCTTTGATATCGAAGTTGACTTTGATCCAGCAAAAGGCTACGCCAAACCTGCAGATGCATGGGCGCCAATTATTTCAATTACAGTCTACTTACAATGGTTGGATCAATTGGTGTCTTTGGCCATTCCTCCCAAAGACTTTCCTAATCCTGAAATTATCGAACAAGAATTTGAAAATACAATGCTGTGTGATTCTGAGGCAGACATGTTGGATAAATTTATTGCCTTAATTGAAGACGCAGATGTGCTTAGTGGTTGGAACTCTGAAGGCTTCGACATTCCGTACACAGTCAATAGAATATCCAAGGTTATGAGCAAGGATGACACAAGAAGATTATGTTTGTGGAACACACTGCCACGCAAAAGAACTTTTGAAAGATTTGGCAATGAAGAAGTTACATATGATATAATTGGCAGAGTGCATTTAGATTACATGCAGTTGTATAGGAAATATACATATGAAGAACGTCATTCATATGCTTTGGACTTCATTTCAAAAATGGAACTTGGTGAACAGAAGACTCCTTATGAAGGCACGTTGGATCAACTGTACAATCAAGATTTTGTAAAATTTATTGAGTACAACAGACAAGACGTTGCATTGTTAGGCAGACTAGATGACAAACTTAAATTTATAGCACTGTCCAATGAACTTGCACATCAAAACACAGTGTTAATACAAACAACAATGGGTGCTGTTGCTGTTACAGAACAAGGCATCATAAATGAAGCACACAGGCGTGGCATGGTTGTGCCTGACAGAGTAAGGCGTGAACCAGGCACGGATCCAGCCGCAGGAGCATATGTGGCATATCCTAAAAAGGGACTACAAGATTGGATTGGGTCAATTGATATTAATTCACTGTATCCATCTGTGATTCGAGCGTTGAACATGGCCCCTGAAACTATTGTTGGACAGTTGCGTCAGACACTTACAGAATCT